GATTTAAGTGGTGAATTAGCATGTGCGGGGGGTGCTTGCGAAATTAAATAAATGGTACACGATAATTTAGTTCAAAATATTATTAATGGAATCTATAGTTCAATCCATGGAAATAGATAATAATAAAAGGGAGGAGCCTAATAAACTCCTCCCTTCTCATTATTATATGGAAGGTGATAGAGTTATATTCACTGAAGAATTCCACAAAAGAAGAGGGTCATGTTGTGGTAATTATTGTAGACATTGTCCTTACGACCCAAAACACACTAGAGGGAGTATCTCTTTAAGAAAAAATTAATCCATGTATATTTATGTGATATGGCAAATGGTATAACATATGGTCTTGAATTTCCATTCGCGGATTCATTAAGAGGGGATTACTTAAGATTAACTGAATTTCAAAGAGATGCAATTAAGTCTAGTTTGTTACATCTTCTTTTAACTAGAAAGGGTTCAAGATATTATTTACCAACATTTGGTACAAGATTGTATGAATTCCTTTTTGAACCATTTGATGGACTTACTTTTAATGCTATTGAATCAGATATTAGAGATGCGGTTGAAAATTTTATGCCAAATCTTTTACTCAACAATATAACAATTACACCGGCTGACCCACAAGAAGAAATCGATATTGCGACAGGTCAAAATTTTGTTGGGACTAGTGAATCTTCAGTATACAGATTCCCTGGTAAAGGAACGTCAGAATATACTGCAAAAATAAAAATAGATTACTCAATTAATGCCCAAACGTTTTCTCAGAGTGATTTTCTAATTATCAATATTTAAGATAGATGGCTAATCGTAAAATATCATATACAACCAGAGATTTTGAAGGAATAAGAACCGAACTGTTAAACTATGTTAGAACTTACTATCCTGATTTAATACAGGATTTTAATGACGCTTCAGTTTTCTCAGTGTTCTTGGATTTGAATGCTGCAGTTGCTGATAACTTACACTATCACATAGATAGAAGTATACAAGAGACTGTTCTTCAGTATGCTCAACAAAAGTCATCAATTTATAACATTGCCAGAACATATGGATTAAAGTTACCAGGACAAAGACCATCAGTTTCTTTAGTTGATTTTTCAATTACAGTACCAGCGTTTGGTGATAAAGAGGATGAAAGGTATCTCGGTACTTTATTAAGAGGTTCTCAAGTTGTTGGTGCTGGATTAGTTTTTGAAAATCAATACGACATTGATTTTACATCACCATATAATGCTCAAGGATTCCCTAATAGATTAAAAGTCCCTAACTTTAATGCGAATGGTATATTAATAAATTACACAATCACTAAAAGAGAGGTTGTTGTTAATGGTATTACCAAAGTATTCAAAAGAGTTATTACACCAAATGATGTAAAACCATTCTTTGAATTGTTTTTACCTGAGAAGAACGTACTAGGTATTACAAGTGTTTTACTTAAAGACGGAACAGAATATACAAACGTACCAACATCGGCTGAATTCATGGGAGCGACTAATAGATGGTATGAAGTAGATGCCTTGGCTGAAGATAGAGTTTTTATTGAAGACCCAACAAAAGTTTCAGACCAACCAGGTATTAAAGTTGGTAGATATATCCAAACACAAGATAGATTTATCAGCGAATACACTGCAGAAGGATTTAAGAAAATGACATTTGGTGGTGGAACAAATACTGCTCAAGATGCTTTAGACCAATTCACTACTTTAGGGGCAACTTTAGAACTTCAAAAATATTCTAACAACGTTTCATTAGGAGCGGCGTTAGCGCCTAACTCAACATTATTTATTCAGTATAGAGTTGGAGGTGGACTACAAACTAACTTAGGTACAAACGTAATTAATCAAATCGGTACTGTATCATTCTTTGTTAACGGACCTTCAGAGGCAACTAACTCATCGGTGATTAATTCTTTAAGATGTAATAACGTAACGGCTGCTATTGGTGGAGCGGGTGTACCAACAATTGAAGAAATTAGAAACTACGTATCATTTAACTTCTCAGCACAAAAGAGAGCTGTGACAGTACAAGATTACGAATCTATTATTAGAAACATGCCAGCTCAGTTCGGAGCGCCAGCAAAAGTATCTATTACTGAAAACGATAATAAAATAATGATTCAAATATTATCATACGATACTTCGGGTAAATTAACAAATATTGTATCTAATACTTTGAAACAAAATATTGCAAATTATTTATCTAACTATAGAATGATGAACGATTACATTTCAATCTTTACTGCCGAAGTAATTGATGTAAGTGTAGATGTTTCAATCGTTTTAGATGCAGCTCAAAACTCGGGTCAAATTATTTCGTCTGTTATCGATGCCGTATCAACGTACTTCAACCCTCAAACAAGACAACTTGGTCAGAATATCTATCTATCTGAAATCAGAAGTATTATTCAAAACCTAAATGGTGTTTTAACAGTTGCAGGTCTTGATATCTATAATGAAGTTGGGGGACAATATTCTTCAGCAGAAACCTCAATGGTTTACGCTGACCCTGAAACGAAATTGATAGGGCCTGTTGATGATACAATATTTGCACAACCTTCACAGGTTTATCAAATTAGATATCCAAATAAGGATATTAGAGTATCTGTTAAGAACTTCCAATCAGTTACGTTCTCATAAGTTTATTTTTATCTTCTTTGAACTATAATTTAATGTGATGTATTTTCTTGATAAAATACTGCATAAACTATTTATAGTTAAAACCATTTAATGGGCCAATCATACAGAATACCAACAGAGGTCGGGGTTAATAAAACAATCAATCTTCAGTTAGACCAAGAATTTGAATTTCTTGAAATACTTTCGATAAAGATACAACAGTCTGATATCTATACAAGAAGTTGTGCTGATTATGGTGTTATAGTGGGAAGAGTTAGCGCTAATAATGGTTTTGGTCTTCCAAACGCCAGGGTCTCTATTTTTATTCCTATTGAGAGTGTTGACGAATCTAACCCAATTACACAAAGTATCTATCCATATAAATCAATTACGGATATAAATAGTGATGGATATAGATACAATTTATTACCATACGAAAAATCATATTCAAAACACGCCGCGACAGGTACCTTACCATCAAGAACTGATGCGTTAACAGGTGCAACCGCTGTTGAAATATACGACAAATACTACAAGCTTACAGCCAAGACAAATGAGAGTGGTGATTACATGATTATGGGTGTTCCATTAGGTAGTCAAACTATTGTAATGGACGTTGATTTATCTGATATTGGTGAGTTTTCATTAACTCCTCAAGATTTAATCAGAATGGGTAGAGCTACTGAAGCTCAAGTTGCTGGAAATCAGTTTAGAACATCAACAGACCTTAATTCATTACCACAAATTGTTAATTTAACAACAAATGCCGAAATATCTCCATTGTGGGGTGACCCTGATATATGTCAAATAGCGATTAACAGAATTGATTTTGATTTAAGAAATGATGCTAATATCGATATTCAACCCACATCAACATTTATGGGTTCGGTATACTCAACTGCGGATTCGTTTAGAGTAAGAAAAAATTGTAAGCCAAGAGATAATATGGGTAATTTATGTTCTTTGGTTCCGGGGCCTGGTCAAATTTTAGCGATAAGACAAACTATACAACAAGATTCTGATGGTAATCCAATATTGGAAGTGTATCAATTGGAACAAGCAGGAAATGTGATTGACGGTAGTGGAACATGGTTGACTGAATTACCAATGAACTTAGATTATTTGGTAACAAATCAATTTGGTGAAAAAGTATTATCTAATGACCCAACTGTGGGTATTCCAACAAAGGCAAAGTATAGATTTAAAATAAAATGGCAACAACCTGCGGCTTTAACAACTCAAACAAGAAGACCAAATTATTTAGTTCCAAATATTAAAGAATATGGTCCTGATAGTAGACAGTTAGGAAGTTCTTATTATTTTGGATTGGCATGGAGTGGATACACAAATGGATTTACAGGAACTCAAAAAATAGACAGATTAAATGAAGTAATTGATTGCGAAGACACATTTTATGAATTTAGATTTAATAGAGTTTATACTGTTGCTGGTTTAATTGATGAGTACAAGAAGGGAGCAAAAGGTAGATTTATCGGTATCAAAGAAATAGATAATGACGATTGTGCAAGTTCAGTTAATAAATTTCCTGTAAATGACGGATTTAGAAACTTTGATTTGTTATTCTTTGTATTTTCAATTTTATTTACAATACTTCAACCAATTGGTATTTCGGTTTTAGTTGTGTCACACATTTTAATTTGGTTGTATAATTTAGTTTTAGAATTTTTATGTTGGCTTTCAGGTATTGGTTTTAGTATTATTGCAATAACTTGGTATCCATTTAGAAAATGGAAAAAATATTGTAGTAAAAGAGATTTTACAATAAAATTACCGATGATTACTTATCCTGATTGTCAAGCGTGCGATTGTAGTTCAAGTACACAATCGTTACCCGCATTAAATGAAAGTACTAATACTGCTGGATTTTTAAGTTATCTCTCATCACCATCAAGTTATAATAGTTTATTGACGGATTATTTTTCTGGAAGTACCTTAAATGTGAACTCACTTGCCGCTGCTTATAGTGAGGCCCTTGCAGGTCAAAATACGGCGGCGTTTATAAATAATTCAAATGTTTATAAATTACCGTTATCTCAAAATGTTACATTTATTATTGGTGATAATATTAATTTACCGGCTCATGCTTCTACAAAATCGTTACCGTTAGGTGAACGAGTGAATATATTTAATCAACGAAAAAATTATTTTATAGGTAAAAATAAAATTAAGGTAACTTTTGCCAAAGATTCTAATAACGGAAAATATCATTATGATAACACTTTGACAGTTTTATCAACAGAACAATTTAATGCGGGTGATTTATTAACTTTTGTTAATATTAGTGGAACAACAGATACAAACTATTTGTATAGTGCGGATACAATTAATGGTATTGAAACAGGAATAAGTGGTACTTCATATAATGGTTCAAGTGCTACGACAATTAATGTTAGTTATGCAACCTCACAATATACTAATTCACCCACATTAGTTTACAATCTACCCTACGGGTCAACTGAAAATAATTATAAGTTTCCTGCGGACGTGGAGTATTTTCAAGTTATTACTGCCTTAACGGTATCTCAAGCTGCTAAAATTTGGAATAGCAGCGATTCACAATCTTTTCCAAATCTTTTTGAAACAAAAACAGAAGTTGATTTTTGGATTAAAAGTATAATTAATAGTAACTATGTTTATCCAGGTACTTTTCCTTATCCAACCGGTCTTTCTATAGATTTGAATCCTTCAGAGTATTATTCTGACTTTCAGAATCAATATGTTTTAGTTCTACAAAGAGGTGTCGACCCTTATTCACCAAAATACAAAAATGAATACAGTTTAGGTGATATATTTGGAACTAATGAATCAGACCCTAATTGGACTTTTACTGCGGAAACAAGACTTAATATACCAATACAAAGATTAACTAATCCATCAACAACTATACAAGGGTATAATAATCAGAGTGATATTTTTTATCAATCATACTTCTTTAGTCCTGGTATTAGTGGAAGTACTGTCTCTGGAGGTCAATTCACTGGATACACCACAACCAATACCGCATATTATGGTCTTTTAAGTTCTGAAATAACTACCACTTATGGAACAACAAACAATGGTGAATTAATTACAAAAACATCTAATGGGTTTTATAGTAATAATCCTAATAGTTCATTTTATGATAGTTCTGAAGATTTATCTGGTGCGGGATTAATGGGATGTCTTGATTATAATAGAGGTGGGACAACACCATCTGACTTTCAAAATTATTTTAAATATTCGTATTATACTAATAGTATATTTTCAGCACCTAATAGTTCTTTAACAACTAGTACTTCTCAATTAAATGTGTTGAGAACTGATAGATTGCCGACATCCGACTCCTTAGATGGTGGAAGTTGGACAAATAATCCTTCTATATTACAACAAAATAATAACTTTGCAATATACGTTCTTAATACAGATAGTGACGATGTTACTAGTTCTGTTTTTACAACAGGTGCTGATATAGTAACACCTGATTTAGAAGGTATTACAAACTCAGTAAAAGTTTTAGAAAGTTTTAATTGTGAATCAATGGTTGGATTAAAATGTTACCAAGGGTTTGGAACGAACTTTGAAATTAATCAACAGTGTACGGTGGACGATGCTGTAGAAAATGGTTGTTATTTATTCATGAGAAAACCACTAACAGACTTAGGTAAAGATATAAAAACATTTGCTGAGTGGGGTTTCAGGTTTAGATTTTTCTATGGTTTATGTAGAGGGGTTCTTTCACAATCGTTTATGAATAACTGGGTTAACGGTAGTTTGTATATGTTCCCAGTACAAGTTGATACAAGATATAATAGTAGAAATCAACCATATTCTTTATTTTGTACGGATTTGGTTCATTTTGATAGTACGACAAATAATTTCTATTATAGAAGTAGTCCATTTAATAATAGTAGTAAAAAATTTATTGGTATTACCGGACCTGATGGTAGTGTAAATGTTAGAAATTTATTGTTTCCAACAACAGTTATTAACTTAGGAATGAAAGATTATTTCTACCAAGAAATAACTTTTGACCCAACAACAAGAGGGTATATCATTCCAAATTTGGATTCAACAAGTTATGGTGATGTATCTGATTTGGTTAATTTATTTGTAATTTCAAGAATTACTGATGAAGGTTTTTTGAGTCAAATAATTGCGGTTGGTGACAATGCATTAAATCAATTATTCAGTAGAAATAATGTTAGTTTATTCAATCAGGCAAGAAGAATTGATGGTGATTTGGCTCAATTGTTGTCAATTAACTCTGAAGAAGGTGTAATTAAGTTTTCTCCAGAATATTACGATAATGTTCCAGGTTCGACAACAGACCCAACAAATATTTTAGGTACCGCTAGTAACCCAACAATTGCCGTGTGGTTTTCATCATCAACAAACGACATTCAGTTTAAAGATTATGTTACTCCGGGAAGAATTAATTTTAGAACTGACGATAATTCTAATTACTATCCATACCCTTATGGTATAAAATCACAAGTTGTTCCATTTTATCAATGGAAATTAAATAATACAACAACAATATTTGGTGACCAATATAATAGTTGGGCAACAGGCCTTGGAGACATTGTTCAAAACCAAAGATATCAATCCTTAGATAGAACTAAGTTAACTCAACCAAATTATTTTAGACCATCAACATCAAGTGTTAATGATTTATATGCGAGAGGATACATATTCAGTGTGGATTCTACAGGAGTTTATTCAACAGTCGGAGCGACAAGTGATAAATTTATTGTTGGAGCACCATTCCAATTTTATTTTGGAGTTGTTAAGGGCGAATCAGCATTAGATAAATTCAAAACAAAATATTCTTTAATTGAATAACTATAAAATAATACCGAGTAATTTAGAGTATCAATCAGCACCATCTGTTGACCAAGAAATTTCTATTTCATTAGAAGAGAAAAGTCAGGGTATTATTGAATATGATAGAAGTAGTACTATTAGTTTGGCTCAAGTATATGACGATGAAAGACAAGCGTGTTTAATTTTCAGACCAACATTTAAAGTAACATATCTTTACGGAAATACCTATACAGGAACAACAACATATACTCCATTCCAATACAATTTATATTATACTCAACCAGAAGTATCAAAGTCTAACGGAGTTTGGAGAGGATTACCTCAGTATTATGAGTTTGATTTTTTCAGACCTAATATTACTGACCAGCATATAGACTATAAAGCAAAAAGCGCATACACTTACAATTGGACTTATTATTTGAGTTATGGTTATACTAACAATTACGACAAGCAATTATATTATTCTTTAAATAATACAAGCTTAACTTGGACGGCATCTACAGGAATTCCATTTGTTATCAATAATAGTACTCAAAACGGAAGTCCAATCATTGCATTCCAATGTATTGCTCCTCATGGACTTACTGTTGGAGAATATGTTGAATTATCGATATCTTACAACAATAAAAATTTGTTTCAAGTATACTCGTTAGGTAACGATTTGTTCAGTAGTGATGAATATATCTTTAGTATCTATAATATTGGATATACAGGAACCACATTTCAAAATAAAACTGTCGGAACATTTAGGAGAGTTACTAATCCTGAAAATATAGAAGAAACTAGGTCTAAGTATTATGTTAGAACACATAAGATTTTAACAAATATTGATGATGTGGTAATGACTAGAGCTGGTTTTGAAAAGAATGTCTTTAGTGAACTTAAAAAATTAGAATACAGTTCGATTACTCCGAATAACGTTACAAGAATATCGCAACTAACAAGTAGTAATTCGTATAATGCCACGGTAAATTATGATTTGAATTTTACTAACGTATTAGATAATCAGAAAAGACCTATTAGTGAATTATTTTTAACAATTATCAATAAAGGTTATACAGGGTACTTCAATGCTCCGTTTAATAATGTTGGATTGAAACAAGGGTGGGAATTTAATTTAACTAAAGTATCCAACAGTTATTGGAGCACAACTAACGACAAATCTAATTCGAACATTCCTGTTTCATCATATACAAGAACTGAAAATGGAAGAACTTTTACATTCTATTTCAATACCGACTTAAAGAAAGACGATTTAATTGATGGTGATTTTTGTGAATGGAATGATTATGAACAAGCCGAAAGAGTTATTTCACCTTATTACCATAAGATAAAGTATAACCAAACAATTTTCCAAACAACAAGACAAACTGACCAAAACTCACCAGGTTTTTATTATACACCTCACAATAAAATGACTCTTAGAGTATTTTCTGACTATATTGAAACAGGGGAAATTGATTTTATAGACCAAGTTCCATCATACTCATACTTCTCAAACTCTGACCAACAATTTAGATGGAGAGATTTGTATACTTTTGGATTCAAAGATAATTTAACAAGAGGGGTGGATTATCCATTCTTCAATACAGCCCAATATCCATTTAAGGATATTGTTTTCAGATTAATACCTGAAGGAATAAACTTCAATTCGTCGTTACTTGGAATTGATTTCCCTATAAAACCGTTGATAGATGGATGTGAATAAATATGTTATGAGGGGGGATAATTTTACTGACAAACAGGTTAATATCCCTGTTAGGTTAGATTGGGATTATTTGGGTCTTGACGAAAGTATTGATTTATACGAACAAGAAATTATCACCGAGGTTATTGGTGTTGGTAGAGACTTTGAGGTTGATAGATTTGCAAATGCACCATTTTCAGGTGCGTCACAAGAAACTGCAATCAAATATCAATTCTATTTTTATTCTGGTGGAACATTAACTAGTTCAGCAAACTGGAAATTAGACTATAGAGGTGAGGGATTTTCAACAGGAAACATATATTATTATGAAAATAATTTTGCGAACTCGTTCTTTAAGTTGGATTTATATGATACAACTGATGATAAGAGACAAAAGAATTATATTACGATAATAATTCCAACACAACAAGGATTAAAGACAGATGCTATTTTACAAAGAACTCCAGTTACAATTAATATCCCCGACTTTGTTTTGGATTATGTTGGTGATAAAGAGGGTTACTTTATTTATTGGTTAAAGAAAAGAACTTTCATTGACTTAGACACATTTTATATGTCTGCAAAATTCTTTAATGCGGACACAGGAACTTTCACAAAAATGATGACGGTGCCGCAATCAACACTTCAAGGGGAGCATAATTTCGACAATCTAACATATTTCTATTATCAGGTTAAGTTAGATTACGATAAAAGAACATATCAAGTGTTTAATACAATCACAGGCAACAGAGAGGGAACACCACTCCCGATAAAATGGTATGAATACGTTAACGCATAATGGCAGATTATAATTTTATAGTATCACCTGAAAATATTGAAAGAGACCTATCAATTGTTGATTGGAAGGGTGAGAGCGTTGGTGTTTATTCTGGAATGAGCCAAATCTTAAGTGGAAATACCTATGGTACTTCTTTGTTGACAGGTCTGACTCTTAATATTGTATTAACACAAACTGCTGTTGATGCTGGTTATTATACACCATTTGACGGTGCGGTTATGCAAAAAGATGTGGTATCTAATTTTATATTCTCATCAACAACAGATGACCCATATAGAGTATATGTCTATAACACCTCAAGCGAATTCCAAAAGTTTTTGGACTTGTCTAAGTATGTTATCTATTGGGGGGATGATTCACAACCACAAGCAATAACAACATATACACCTAATTCAATATCTCACGTATATCCTTCAGCCAATAAAACATATACCATAAAATTAGAACAAACTAATCCATGGGGTATTATTAAAGTTGAGAAGAACGTTACTTTACCTTATTCTGCGGTTACAATTTATAATCAACAAGGTACGGCATATTTCACACCTAAGGGAGGTAATTGGTTTGGAACACCCGTGAACTACGATTACATATTTTCGGGTGACGCGGTGAATGTGGTTTCGGCTCAAACATCAAACAATTATGTTAATGTTCCATTCATTGTTTCAGGTGTAACTAAATCAAGGGTTACGGAACTCGCCTTGTACGGTACTCCAAAATACCAAGTAGGAGTTCCTGTTATAAAGAACGGTGAAATTTGGGGAGCTATAACGGATATAAGTCCTATCTATACGGCGTATACGATAACGGGAATAAACTTTTATGATTATGTTGATGGTACGAGCATATTCTTTGAAGAGTCATCAGGGTTTACTGATAACAATTTAACGGCAGTACCAATAACAAAATTGGAATCATTACTTAAAGTAATGGACCAACCACAGATACAAACTAATGTATTTTTGGAAAGAGGAAAGAATAGTGCATACGAAAGAATTCAAAGACTTGGGGAGGTAGATAATTTGGGTGACATGTTAAATTACGGGTATGGATTTTTCGATGTGCAAAAGGCACCTTAAACTATTTATTAAAAAACTAAATTATGGCAATAGGTTCATACGGTACAATAAGACCAAGTGATGTTTCACCTCAAGATGTAGATATCATTATGACTTACACTCCTACAAGAGATGTGACCGATAACTATGTCCTTACTACATTAGACGCTCAAAGTATCTTACAACCTTATTTCAACAATTCTGAAACAGGTGGAAATGCTGGTGTTGAAGTATTGGGTGGATTGTATAATCTTACATTACCGGCAGAACAATTTAACGCTCTCGGAATTTATACATTATATTTAAGACCAGCACAAATAAGAACTGTAATTACAGATTGTGGTGTATTAAGTGCTTTACCAAACGTTAAGGGTATTGTGATTGATTTAACAAACGTGCCGGTACAGTATCAAAATAAATTTGTACCTCAAGGACTTGTTGGATTTAGAATAGAATATTTAAATCCCGATGGGTCTAAAATACCTAACTTCTTTAGAGTTGTTACTTCAAGTTTCTTCTGTGAACCAGTTGTTACCAATGAAGTTAATACAACTCAAAAATCTGTTAGATATAGATATGTTGATGGAAGTGCCAACTTATTATTCTTAACATTATCACCATCGTCATCACCAACAAACAAACCAAACGCTACTCCATTTATCGGACAGCCAAATCAAAGTATTATTATTTCAAACACATACTTCAATCCAATTTCACTTGAAGTAGAGATGGTTGAATACGATATTTCATCTCTTGCGATTGCTCTATTTGGTAATCAAACTAAATCTATTGATGACGGTATCTACACTATTTACGATGCTCAAAATAACATCTACAGACAGTACAATCTTTACGAAATTAGAGACCAATACAATGCGTTGTTATATGAGGTTAGACAAAGTAGAGGTAATAATATTGATTTCAGTAAGAACTTTACAAACATAACAGGATAATGGCAACATCGATAAAAAGTACAAAATATTTTTATCCGCCGAGACCAGGTAGTGGTGCAGCGACTTTCTCGGACAACATTGTGGGTTTACAAACCGTACAAGGTGGTGGTCTAACGCAAGGTAATTTCGAATTCACTACAGGAATAACTGAAAAGGTTAATAGAAAGTTCAACGTTGGTGCGTTCTCAGAACCAATGACTCTCGATAGTATGAATATCGAGGACTTGGCTGAAAGTAGACGTATTATGGCTACTCAATTTAGAGTATACCCAAACTACGATGTTTCTCAGGTTCTTAATTTTTCAATGTACGGTGCGTTATCCAAAAGATTTAGTGTTTCCGTATTAAAAATCATTAATTATTTTCCAGCGTCAATTGACGTGTTGTTTAACAATAGTTCATTTGTTACTGGCGCAACCGCCTACGAGATATCATATGACTCAGTTGAGGATGAAACACGTTTTAAAGTTGATGTTGACAGATTTAACAATCCTTTCGATATTGATTATTCTTTAAGTGCTTCAACTAATTTAAGTGTAAGAGAATTGGAGGTTTCTCCATACAGAAATTTATACAATACTTATCTTGATTATTGTATTGCATTTACAAATGACCAAGGAGAAAACAATTTATTTAAAGTAGTTGGATTCACACCTTCAGATAGTTTAACAAGTGGGTATCTTGAATTTTATATTCAAGGGGCTCCATTTGGTACAGGAAATACCGAGACATATTTAAATTATGTTATTAGACCAAACGATTTTATTGTTGATAAAGTATTTTTAGAGGCATTTGATGAGGTTGAAAAGTTTCTTGTTAATAGATTAATTGTACCTGAATATACTGCAACATTCCAAGTACCACAACAAAACGAAGCCGGTCAATTTTATACTAATAATCAACAAGTGACATGGCCAAAAGATGGTTTATGGAACTTGGATATTAGGTCATTTAGTTTTGATGACTATCTAACACAACTTCAAGATATTGCGGTTAATTTGGATAGTTTTAAAACGAATTTAATCTCAAGATTTTTAGTGAGTGATTCACTAAAAGAATTCGATACTCTTGGTAGAAAGGTTGAAAAAGTATTTCAAATTTATGGTAGAAGTTTTGATGAAGTTAAACAATTTATTGATGCTTTAGCTTATATGAATTCTGTTAACTATAATCCTGAGAATGATATACCATCTCAATTATTGGTTAATTTAGCTCAAACATTAGGTTGGACATCTAACTTCTCACCAATTACGGAGGAGAATTTTTTAGAGTCTATATTCGGTAATACTAATACACCAACTTATCCTGGTTATGCCAGAGCTTTAACACCAACTGAAATAAATTATAGTTTTTATAGAAACCTTATTTTAAACGCTGCTTATTTGTTCAAATCAAAAGGAACAAGAAGGTCAGTTGAATTTATTATGAGATTGATTGGTGCTCCTGATTCATTAATTGAATATAATGAACACATTTATTTAGCAGACCAAAGAATTAATCTTGAACAGTTTGAAACACAATTCGCTCAAATTTCGGGTGGAACTTATGTTAATGAATATCCATCATACATCCCTGGTGCAACATATAAAGTTAAAGGACAAACATTCACAGCCTATACCACAAGCACAGTTTATGAAGACACAACAATAAGATTATCTGATTATCCAATTGATGCGGAAGGTTATCCTAAAGCACCCGTTGATACAGAATCTTTCTTCTTCCAAATTGGAGCTGGTTGGTACGAAACAACTCCACAACATAGAAGTCCCGATAATGTGGTCGTAACAGGAAATGTTTACACAGGGCAAAATTACGATATTCAAACTCAATTACAACCATTCACTTATGGTCAAACATATTTGGATAGATTTAGAGATTTCCCTTATATGACGGAAGGATTTAAGTTGAGAAAGATTGTTGATAATAATAAGTCGTGGTTAAAAGACGACGAAAAGATTAGAGTATCAACTCAAGGAGATTATAATGCCTATTATTTTGTTGATAACGAAAAACTTGTCTTAAACGTTAAAAACGTGGATATCTTTATGAATCCTGGCCAAGGGTTGGTTTATGGTATTTGGGACACATCAAGAGAATATGACTATCCTATTCCTGAATCAGGATTAACTGTGGGATATCCTGTCCCAGATGGTGTAGATTGGACTTATGTTGACCCTAAGCCAAAGAAAAAAACATTCTTTGAATTCTCACAAACTTTTTGGGAGAATATGATTAATGTTAGAAACCGACAATACATTACCGATGGTAAAACAGGAGGATATCCAACATTACAATCATTGTGGTGGAAGTATATTGAGGCTGAAGGTTCCGATGTACCAACAAACCAATACACTTATCAAAAGTTAATTGATTATGTTGAAGGAATTGGTCCTTATTGGTTGAAATTGGTAGAGCAAATGATACCAGCAACAACAATTTGGAACGGAGGTATTAGATATGAAAACTCAGTTCTTCAAAAACAAAAGTTTGTTTATAGAAGACAACGTGGTTGTCAATTCATACCAGTACCTGTTGACCCTTGTTATATTATTGGAAACATATTCCAATATAATTGTGCAACTGAGTATGTTGATTTTTACATATATCCATGGTTAAATGGTGATACAAACGTATCTAACTTTAGTGCGATATTAAATAATAGAGTTACGGCACTATTGGTTCAAAATAACTTATCTCCAACACAATGTATTGCAGAATCAATTGAATCAAATTGGTATGTGGATTTAAAGATTGGAACTGACACAGTAATACACCAATTATTTTATACAGGATATGGAAGTACTGATGTACCAACAAATACACAATGGAGAAACGCATTAATTGCGACTTTACCAAGTTTATATGATTATGGGTTTACATACTTCTTAAATGGTAATAATTTAAGAATCACAACTTTAACTTGCGAAACAAAAAATTTACAGGAAATAATTAGTTTAAATACTGGTATAATGATAGATATAAATTGTAACACTAATTAATGGCACAATTCAATTACATATTACAAATTACAGGTGACTGCCAATCGGCAGGAACAGGTGCAATTAATATAATACCTACAGGAGGTACTGCGCCATATACCATTGAATGGACAACACCTAATTTGGGAGAAGACCAAGCGGTTTTATCTTCAACAAGAATTGGACTATCTCCTAACACATACGTTATTAGGGTTAATGATTCCACATTACCAACCAACGAAGAATTTTACATTAACATACCTGTTTCGGATGGTGTTTGTGCAAGTATTGTCGGTATTTCAAACACTACTTGTCAACTTAATAATGGTTCAATTACGGGAACTTCAACATCAGATTATTCATCGACAAATTATTATTTATTTGATGGTTCTGATAATTTTGTTAGTTCTGCAACAACAAACATATCGACAGTAGTTTTCGGTAGTTTATCTGCCGGAACTTATTTTTTAGAGGCACAAGATTTAGGTGGATGTACAGGAAGAAGTGAAACTTTCATTATTGAAGAATCACCACCATTTAATTTTGGATTATACACCGTCCCTAACTCAAGTTGTGGAGGAACACCTATAGGTAAAGTTATAGTTACTGGTCAAACAGGTGTTGCACCATATTCATATCTTTGGAGCAATGGAACAACGGGAAATACAATAACAGGACTTACCGTTGGTGCCTATTCAGTTCAAGTTACTGACAGTAAAGGTTGTGTTGTTACTCAAGGTACAAATATTACTGATGTATCAACCTTAGGGTTTGGTTCATTTACGGCAACTACTCCAACATGTTTACAACAAAATGGAAGTGTTACTTTAACAATAACAGGAGGAACTGCGCCATATTATTATTCCGCCTCAACTGGTGACGTATTAATATCGTATTCTCAAGAATACAACATTAGTAATTTAACTGCAGGACAATATAATTTCTTGGTAACAGATGCTGCTTTTTGTACCCTAAATGCTGGAACAACTTTAGAGACACCACAAGGTATTTCAAGCGTTTCTGTTAACGGAGTAAACTCAACATGTTCAAGTACAGATGGTTCAATACAAATTACTGTAGTTGGAGGAACTTTACCATATACTTACACATTAATTAAACCTGATGGAAGTACAAGTGCCATAACAAACTCTCAAACAAGTATAATTTATCCAAGTTTGACAACAGGAACTTACACAGTTGCTGTTGCGGATTCATCGTCACCATCCCAATGTTATTACATGGAAGAAGTAACGATTATTACTGAAAATAAATTTACTATTTCAACAAACGTCACAGATACCTCTTGTAATCAACGAAACGGAAAAATTGTTGTTACAAGAACTACAGGTGGAACTGAACCATTTGATTTTTCTTTAGATGGAATAACAAATATTATAGATACGAGTTTAACCGCGGTTACATTTTCTAATGTGGTTGCGGGACAACATATTGTAACAGTTACGGATGCCACAGGTTGTACTCAAACTTCTGTTGTTTATGTTCAATCAAGTCCACAATTGGATTTCTCATTATATTCTACATCATGTGGAGAAGGTTCAAGCGGTTCAATTACATCATTTATTACGTCAGGAACTCCACCATTTACGTATAATTGGTCTAATAACGTTTCAGGTAATCCACAACAAATACAAGTATCGGGGTTGACGGCAGGAACGTATAGTGTAACTATAACAGATGCTGATGGATGTACATTAAAAAGAAGTACAACAATTACTTGTGCAACATCATATGTTTCTTATGAAACTTACGTAATGGGAGCTGAAGTGATTCAAGTTCAGTCACCAACTAAATACGGTTTACTTCAAATGATGAATGAAGGATTTGCAGACCTTACCACAGGAAATACTAATTGTGATTTAGTTACTGCAACATTTAATGCTCAAGTATTGGTTAATCCATTAGGTACTTCAGTAACACAATCGTTTTTCACTTCAACTTCTTTAAATGTCGCTCCAAGTGATAATTTATGGTATGATACAATTAAGAGTTTGTTGTTGAGTATTAACGGTGTTGGTAATGTTGTAATTGACCAACTTAATAATCAAATAACAATTGAAACAAGCCGAACTAATAATTCATTAAACGGACAGGAAATCATTATTAAATTGAATATTGTCTACGATATAATGTGTTTAACATGACGCAGGTAAGAATTACAGACATATCAGGAAGTACCGCATATCCATTTAGTGTTTACATAGCGGATGTGTATGGAAACAATCAAACTTTGATTGGAACAATTACAACAGGTACTACAATACCTGTTTATTATAATACGGTTATTCCTTCAATTTTTAACACCGCTCCTCAAATAATGTTGACATTGGTTGATACCAATAATTGTTCAATATTCAAAATATTGGATTGTACTTTTGGTTGCACGTTTCAAATTACTATCGAAATGGCAAATTGTATTGTTGATATTAATATTCAAGACTCTTCTTGTACTTTTGGGGTTAGTTTAGCCGACCCAAGTTGTTTTATTAATGGTATAACTTTATCAGACCCAAGTTGCTAATAAATAATTTGAAATAAAGTTCATTAAATAATATTAACGAGGTATTTATTAAATAAAAATCCACGGATGGCCACTTATAATATTTTAGTCGTAAATAATGCGTCTGGTTGTAATGATACTTCAGTATTAGAACAAGTTACCGCAACAACATGTACAGCTTACATTGTAAGATTGGCATCAAACTCAAACGCTTTAGGTCCATTCAGTGTTTATGTAAATTCAAGTTTATTTGGTTCGGGATATACAAGAACCGATATGTTTAATGGAGTGGTTGTTTATTTAGGTTGTGCAACACCAACTCCGACACCATCTCCAACATCAACGCCTGCTGCTGTAACTCCAACACAAACTCCAACTAATACAGTAACACCAACTAATACTGCAAGTGATACACCAACACCTACACCAACAGTAACTCAAACAGGAACTCCAGATAATACACCAACACCTACACCAACAACTACATTAACTGCAACACAAACTCAAACTCCTACACCAACAACTACATTAACTGCAACACAAACAGGAACTCCAGCTAATACTCCAACACCTACAACTACAACAACATTAACTGCAACACAAACTCAAACTCCTACACCTACAAAAACACCAACTCAGACATCTACACCAACACAAACACCTACAACTACAACAACATTAACTGCAACACAAACTCAGACACCTACACCAACACAAACACCATCCGCTAGCCCGGCAGCACCGTTACCAGCTTACTTATTTATTGAACCGACATCAGCAAATACGCAATTCTCGGGTTATTTCTTATCGGTTGCTTCACCTGGAGTATTCCGTGGATTCTCAAATGGTTTAGCTCTTTCAACGAATCCTATTACTTACAATGTTCAGATGAATAACTATATTCAGTTCTCAGGATGGGGTGGAACTGCTCCATTAATAGGAACAGGAACAACATCAAGTGTTTCAGGAGGAAACGACGCATACGGAAATCCAATTACAGCATATCTATTCCAAACATATAGAGTTCCTGCAGGAACTGTGGCGGGAGATGCTTGGTATACATGGATTGTACCGACAGCATCAACAAATAATCAGATAATTTCTCAAATTGGTTATAACAATGCTGGCAATCCAAATTCATTAACAGCCGTAAATACACAGTCATCAATTTACAATTTAACTGTTACAACAACTGGCTCAACAATACCAGTTGGTGTGTATAGAGTTTACTCAACATATACTTCACCAACGTTTAGAATAAACGGTTCAGTAAACGATATTTACTTTAAAGGTAATACATTAATATAAAGAATAAAAAAAATAAACTAAGAAATGAGTTTCAAATATCAAAACCCCACATCCGACGTTGTATTAAATGGACCAGATAGTGTCTCGCTTAATAATAATACGGGTACTAACTTCAGTGTCTATAATATTGGTGGATACATGGAAGTCTACTCAATAAGCGATTTAGACTTCGTAATCCCTCCTGGTGATTCAGGTACTATCCTGTATTCAGGAAATACCATTCCAATCAACTATCAATATGGTACACCTATTTCAGCGCCCAATGCTGTTACAATTAATGATGACCAAATTTCTTCTGGTAGAAGAAGATTGGGTATGTCAGTTTATGTTATTGAAGACGACACAGTTTATCAATACGTAATTGATAATTACGTTGCGTTATGGGATGCTGCTGAAACTTCAGGTTCTTTGATTCCTGTTGGTGGTGGATATCAGTGTTATGATGATACTGTTGCAGGTACAAATTTTGTTAATGCATGGTTTGATTCATCAGTTGAAGGTGTTA